GCCTTGTTAACGTCGGTGTATTCCAAGATCTCAGCGATATCCTTGCGAAACAGAAAGTCGCAATCGACGAATAACGCCCAGCCCTTGTACCCCGCAAGATGCGGCACCAGGAATCGCGTAAAGCTGAACTCGGTGCTTGATAGCGGATCTCGGTCTCGCGTATATAACCCGAGTCTGCGTAGCTCAGACTGCACGACAGGCTGAATGTCGAGCGGTATCGTCGAGCGCTCAAGGAGGGTTTGTTTCGCAACCTTGTACGCGATCTCCTCGCGAGGATCATAGCCAATGAATATGCGAAAGGCGTTCATGGTTAAAACGGCAGATCATCATCAAACTCGACATCAACCTTGGCCTCGGGTTTAGGCTTCGGCTCCGTCACGCTCAAGCTCATAAAAGGCTTGCCGGCCTTGGACTTTTTCATACGGCCAAAGATCGTCCACTCTTTGCCCTCGACGTTGAGCGAGCCGATGTAATCAGGGCTCTTATCGGAACGCTTCTCGCCGGCTCGGAATAAGACACCCGTATTCGTATTGTCGTAGGTCACAGTTTCACCTCATTCAGTTTGTTAACCTTGTCATCCAACTCACCTAGGAACATCGATATCTCGGCCTCGATCTCCGCAATGCGCGTGTCATCGCGTTCGACGCGAATGATCAGCAGCTGCAGGTGCTCAGGGAGGCGTGGATCGTAGGCCGCGAAATCGCACCACTTCGCACCCGTCACCGCCATTTGAAATTGCATCTGTGCCAAGTATCGCGCAGGAATCGTGCGCGTCAGAATCCACTCCAACATAGTTGCGGTGTTAGGCGCCTTGATCTCGACCAGGCCTTCGCCGACAACGCCATCGGGAGACGCCCCAGCGCCCGCAATCGTCGGGTGGTCAATAAACCCCACCTCTTCAACAAGCTCGCCTGTCTTGGCGCTATAGGCCGCTCTGGCCTCGGGCTCGGTCTGAGTGCCCCACTCCATCGCGGCGTTTGAGAATCCCTCGGTAGGCTTACCCGTCAGTCGCTCGACGATCAGCTGGGCCATTAAGTTATCGCGACTCGCTGCGTAGCCTGATCGGGTTTTGGCGATGACATCAGCCACGCGGCTAGCAGTAACTTTGCCGAGCCGCGACTGTAGCCATTCTTCGCGGTTAACTTGTTGGTAGGATTGCATTACTTTCTCCTTGTCCAAACAATGTCTATTTCGTTCATTGGTTCTTCGTTGTCAGCTAGTTCGACAAATAAATCGCAAAGGTCATATGCGCTAACAGGCTGATTTTTTGCTTCAATATATGGCGGCCATATAAACGAGCAAGACCCTTGATCGAAATGTTGCTCAACGTAATGGATGCAATTGCCGCAGCAACGCTCATCTTTATGCTTGTTCATTCGGCCTCCAATTCTTTTTTGCGTGAGGTGAACGCTTCCATATGCGCCTGGCGTGTCGACGCATCGAGCGTCTTAAATAGCTTCGTCAACGCTTCGACCGACTCGATCGCCTCGATCTTTGCGATCAGTGCGGCGTCGATCTTCGGAGCAGGCTTGTGACGCGCCTGAGCGGCCTCTGCGTCATCATCAATCTGGGCTAACCCAACAATCGCAGCCAAGGCATAGCGGCGCGCATAGGTGATGCCAGAGCCTTGTGCTTGGGGGCTGTCATCTCTGCAGAGCACAGGCGTAATCGACTTAATCCATTCTCCAGAGCTATGGGCAAGCGTAGTAATCAGCACAGGCTTGTCACCGATGATGTCGATCGCTTGGATGACGGCGAGACCGTTCTCCGACAGCTGAGTGCGGCAGGCGTCCCAGCAGGAAGCAAGGTCGGCGTATTTGGATTTGAAAAACGGGTTGCTGCTATCTTTCAGGGCGCCCGTGATCGCGCCTTGTGCTTTGGATAATGCGGCGGCTAAGGCGCCGATGGTGTCACTCTGCATAGGTATATTCCTTCAGGGTTGATAATTGTTGGTTGCAGGCTTCGATGCGTTCGAGCTCTTCGCGCTCCTGCATCTCAAGGTCGATCTGGTGCCACCAGCTGTCATCGTCCATGCGTCACCTCCGCATCGCATGAGTGGCCGTCACAGGGCTCGACAAGGCCCGCTAATAGGTAGATCGCAATGATTGCGAGGATCGCCAGGCGCTCACGCTTCACGGTAATACTCCCAGTTGCGTTCCTCGGTATCGATCTCGGCCTTGTAGAGAAAATCGTTGTACATGGCCTCGGGCATATCGCTGCCCCAAAGCGGTAGGTCAGTGCCGAGCGGGGTGTAGTCGCGTGTTTTGGCGTTGTCGCCGCGGTGGTAGACGCCGATGACATTGGCCTTTTCGATCTCGATGACACCATCGTTGACGTCGTATTCGACGGTCACCTCGACGAGGGTGCCGTGGAGCCAAATTCGCGTGTCGTATTCAAACATGGTTGCTTCCTCTCTCTGGATGCGTTGTTTCTGTCAACGGAAACCATGATAGTATCCTTGACATTCCGTTGTCAACCTTTCTATCATCTTTTTATGAACCCGAAAAAATTAGTACAGCAATATGGTTCCCAATCTGCCGTCGCAAGGGCGTTTGGGGTAACGCGAGCAGCCGTCCAACAGTGGGTGAAAACCAACAAAGTGCCTGATGCGAGACGATGGCAGTGGGAGGCAGGAAAGGTTCCCCCGCCGTGATCCGTTATGGCAGCGTTTGTAGCGGCATCGAGGCCGCGACGGTGGCATGGCACGGTTTAGGGTGGGCTCCCGCGTGGTATAGCGAGATCGAGGCTTTCCCGTGCGCGGTGCTTAAACACCATTACCCAGTTGTCCCTAACTATGGGGATATGACCAAATTTGAGGAGTGGCCTGATGAACCAATCGAGCTTCTTGTGGGAGGAACCCCCTGCCAATCCTTCAGTGTTGCAGGACTCCGAAAGGGATTGGCAGATCCGCGTGGCAACCTCATGCTTACCTTTGGCGCGATTGCTCGCAAGTATCGCCCCGAGTGGTTGGTTTGGGAAAACGTCCCCGGCGTCTTGTCGAGCAACGGAGGAAGGGATTTTGGAACCTTCCTCGGAATGTTGGCAGAACTCGGGTATGGGTTCGCCTACCGAGTTTTGGACGCTCAGTACTTCGGAGTGGCCCAAAGACGCCGCCGTGTGTTCGTTGTCGCAAACGCTCGAGGTTGGCAGCGTGCCGCAGCGGTTCTTTTTGAGCGCGAAAGCCTGTCAGGGCATCCTGCGCCGAGCCGAGAAGCGCGGGAAGAAATTGCCGGAAGCACTGTTCAATGCTTTGACCGCCAGAGGAGCAGCGAATATGGAACAAGCCCAATAGCGTCTACAGTTTCTGCAAGAGATTTTAAAAGTGCAGCCGATCTGGTAGCAGAACCGATAATGATCACTGGCGACGTTTCGCACGCTTTGACTGCCCCAAAACGACATTGGTCAAGTGAAGATGGCACAGGCCGCTCCCCGCCAACCATATCCATAAATATGCAAGTACGCCGCCTCACGCCTGTTGAGTGCGAACGCTTGCAAGGCTTTCCAGATAACTACACCAACATCCCTTGGCGTAAGAAACCAGAATCACCCGACGGCCCTCGCTACAAAGCACTAGGCAACAGCATGGCCGTCCCTGTGATGCAGTGGATCGGCGAGAGGATTGCAGCTGTGGAAAGTATCGATGATGAAAAAAAAGCCCCATAACAGCGTTATAAGGCTTTTGGAAACATCAAACCCCCTTGCGGGGGTTGACGGGGCAAGGGGGATGCCCTACGCTCGGGATGCTCATCGAGGTTCAGTGACGATACCCTTTGGGGAAAAGGTTGTCAAATTTCACTCGACCCTTAGCTCGGGATTTCTGGTCGGGGAAACAACGCACAGAAACTCCTTAAACCTAGATCGGGGCGGTGGGCCTCTAGGCACGCAGCGTGACGCGAGGAAGCGTGAACCACACCAGGGCAACCTGGCAAAAGTAGCTCGCAGCAGGATGGCTCCGACAGTCATCAAATCCTGTACGACATCCTATAGGCGTATTCCGTCTGGATGCCGTGCAGGACTCACCAACAGTCATCCCCATTCAAACCATAACCATCCATAACACTAGGGGTATCTATGTACGAGTTAGATCAGGAAGCATGGGATCGATGGAAAGCGTTTCGGAAAGCCCTTAAGAAACCTATCCGTGAAGTCAGCGAAAACGCTGCCAAACTCAAATTGAGTCGATTCGGCCCAAACCAGGCTGCGGTAGTCGATCAGTCGATCGCGCAGGGCTGGCAGGGATTGTTTGAGATCAAAGCGGTCAAGGGCGAAAAGCCTGTCAAATCTGAAAAGCAAATCGAGGCCGATCGGCAAGCGATGGCTGATGCCAATGCTCGATGCGAACGGTACTGGGATAACCTCGAACCGACCGCGATCAACCGCCTAAAGCTCTGTGAGGCGCTCTGGGCGCGTTACACGGTGAACCCTGACCCTGATACCCCCGAGCGCCTAAAGTGGCTGCGAGATGTGATCGCGCTGCATTTACGCGAGGCCAATGCGAAGGATGTGCTTTGCGAGCCTGGGCTCTCGACGATGGTGTTTGTTTTTTTCGGTGAGCGAGGCTATATGCGGCTGAAAAACAGGGTGACGGTGTGAGGCGGTTTTTATCCCTGGGCGCTGGGGTGCAATCGTCGACCTTGGCCCTGATGATCGCGCATGGTGAGCTCGAGCCGGTCGAAGCTGCGATATTTGCGGATACAGGGTGGGAACCGCGGAGGGTATACGAATGGCTAGATTGGTTGGAGGCAGAGATACAGCGATGCCAGCACCCGTTCCCAGTCTATCGCGTCATAAACGGAAACTTGAGGCAAGACATCATCAGCGGAGTTAATAATCGCGGTAAACCATTTATTGGCGTTCCTTGGCATTTAAAAAAGTCAAACGGCGAGCAAGCAATGGGAAAGCGGCAATGCACCGCAGACTACAAAATCAAGCCATTGAATAAAAAAATGCGTGAGTTGGTTGGGTTGGTGCCGCATCAAAGGGCGAAGTCTGTAATGTGTGAAACATACATTGGGATTAGCACAGACGAGGCGCTGCGGATGAAGCCTAGTCGCGATGCGTGGAATGTCAATCGATGGCCGCTAATTGAAAAAGGCATGGCTCGTCACGATTGCTTGAATTGGATGGAAAGAAAAGGATATCCGCTGCCGCCGAAATCATCTTGTATTGGATGCCCATTTCACTCTGACGATGAATGGCGTTCCGTTAAAGCAGACCCAGAGGCATGGGCTGACGCGATTTTAATTGATAAGTTGCTGCGGCAACAAAATGCAACGCCATTAGAAGCACAGCCATTTATGCATCGCGCACGGGTGCCGTTATCAGAGGTCGACCTTTCAACCGCTGCCGATCATGGACAAGTCGATATGTTTAACAACGAATGCGAGGGGATGTGCGGCATATGAAACCTGATACGCTAAAACCCCTGACCGATGACGAGATCGCGAAGCTCTGGCCAGGCAGTACAACCTGGTCAGCCCTGTTTGAGTTTGCAAGACGAATCGAGAAAGCTCATGGCATCAGTGAAGAAACCGAGGAAATGCAAAGAGTGCAAGAGGCTATTCGCTGATCCCTCGACGTTTTATGCACATAAAAGCGCTTACGGGTGCAAAAGCGATGAGGTGCTGAAATCGCAGGGCTATGTGCTCTCGAAGCTTGGATGGACGCGACCGCGATGAGATTCGCTGCTCGCCGAGACCTAAACGACAAAGAGATCTCAGAGGCCGTGCGGGCGGCAGGCTTTACGCTCCTCGACTTTGGGCGCGCTGGCGGTGGGTTACCCGATAAGCTCGCACTGAAAGAGCTTCCCGATGGAACGTATTTCACCTGCTGGATCGAGATTAAGAGCGCCAAGGGCAAGCTTAAGGACAACCAGCTACTTGCCAGGGAGATTTGGGAGCCCCGCGGCGAATGGCTTGAGGCTCGCGATCCGCAGGAAACCGTGCGGGAACTTTTTAGTTTGTGGCAGGCGAAGATTCGACCCGAGTTTTCGCGCTGACGAGCACCCAGAACCCGCGGCCCATCATGGTGTGCGTCTGTAGCTGGTGGATCTCGAAATACCGACAGAGCAACGGCAGCCACCAGGACGCAGGGTTTTGGATGAGGTGAGCATTGCGCCCGTCGGGTAAGGTTTTCCCTGCTGGCCCCGTGTGTACGCTAAAAAACCCGATGCGGGTGATTCTCGCAAGTTCCTCAAGCACGGCCTCAAGATGCTCGGGCTCGATGTGTTCGAGAACGTCGATGCAAGCGACGAGATCGGCAGTCTGAGGCGGCCCGTATTCTGGGAACGCAGGATCGTAAGGGTAATACTCAAATTCGAGCCCGCTCGATTGCAGGGTTTTGCCGAGATTGCACTTGCCTGCCCCGTAATCTGAGAGCGACGTGATGTGGTTCTCGCGCATGACTTTAGCGACAATTGGAGCAAAGGCGAGGGACGCTACGCCATAATTAGGGTTTTTGTGTAACTCGATTTGTTGCTCGCGATAGCTTTCGGTGATAGTCATCTTGCGATTTTCCTGCATTGGTTTATGCTGCGATTATGGCAGAACACCGTAAAAATGCCGCTCTGTTCGTTGCGACGTTGCTGCATTCGGCGACGGTCGCGCACTTACAGCACCTCCAAACGAAGAGCTATGCCACGCATAAAGCGCTGCAAAAGTATTACGAGACCATACCTGACTTGGTAGATGACTTTGCGGAAAGTTACCAGGGCGCATACGGGTTAATCACAGACTACCCCTCGGATCGCCACAACCCGACTTCTCCCGAACTTTACATGGATCGGCTCGCCGACTTCGTGAGCGAGATCCGCACGGTACTGCCGAAAGACACCCCCCTCCAGAACACCGTCGATGAGATCGCTTCGTTGATCAATTCGACGCGGTACAAGCTCAAATTCCTTAGCTGATGGACAGGCAACGCCTCGCCGAAGCTCTCGCTTACGAACAGCAACGCCGATCTCGATTGGCGAATGTGATACCGACCGCGCAGCCTGGTGACCCCGAGGTGATCCCTGAGCAGGGCGTAAGGTCTCGCTTGGAGAACCTCTCCAGCGGCCTCGGGCAAGGCGGGGTAAATACTTTAGAGGGGTTGCGCCAGCTGGTGACGAGCCCCATCGAAACAGGCCGAGCGATGATCGAGGGTGGCGTCGAGATGATCCGCGACCCTGCTTTGATCGCTGAAGCCTTACGCGAAACAGGCCGCAGGGCCGCCTCTGGGCCGCTGGGGCTCGGTGAGGTGATCGGCGAAAACCTAAACCCCGTGCGCGTTCGATCGCGGCCTGTGATGCAGGAAATAGACGTTTATCACGGCAGCCCACATCGCTTTGAGGAGTTTGACGCCAGCAAGATTGGTACGGGCGAAGGCGCGCAGGCGTATGGGCACGGCATTTACTTTGCGGAAAACCCCAATGTCGCGGAGGGGTATCGAAAAACGCTCGGTGAACAACAGAATCCATATAAAGCCAATGTGGCGATGAGCCGAATGGCAGCATTGGTTGACGAGTTTGACGGTGACGTAGAAAAAGCTGCCGACCGTTTTATGCAAAGCGTATATGAGACGCCAAAAACAAAAGCAAAAATGCGGCAAAACTTGATTGATGAATTCCAAACTTATTCACCGAAGGGGCAGCTTTACAAAGCCGACCTACCCGACGAAATGGTAGATCGGATGCTAGATTGGGATAAGCCGTTGAGTGAGCAGCCGGAATCGGTGCGGAAAGCGGTGCAACAGATTAATGCTGAATTTTCAGTGCCATACGCCAAGCTAGATGAGCCACTCGGCTTTTATGTAGGCAAACTCGGAGACGCCGTTGGTGGTCATGCTAATGCATCCAAGCTAATGTCAAGCTATGGCATCCCCGGCATCAAGTACGCAGACGCAGGCAGCCGAGGCCAAGGTGGCACAGGAACCCGCAACTTTGTGGTGTTTCCCGGCGAGGAAAAAAAGGTCAAGATACTGGAACGTAACGGCGAGAAGTTAACTGCTGCGTCGGCGTTGCCTTCAGAGCGACTTGCAGTAGCGTTGAAGCAATATGATCCAGCAATGCGGAAAATTTCGGAAAGTGAATTTGAAGCATTGGCGAAAACAGGGAAAATTCATACTGCAAAGAGTTCCGCGCAAGAATTAGAGTCATTGCGGAAAGGGCAATCAGAAGTTGCTGAAATACGAGCAGACGCTGATACGGTGGAGGGCGACGAGTTGTTAGAAGGGTTAAAGCAAGAAGGGTATGCAATAGAGCCAAATCCAATAGCGTTTGATTCGTGGATTGTTGGCAAAAACAAGGAAGCGATTTCTAGATTAAAAAACGCAAAATCTCCAATAGATTATGGGCGGGCTTACGGGTATTCCGATGCAGACATCGCACAATTTTATGTAAGACGGCGAGGCGGCGACACAAAATCAGCATTTCGTGAGTATTTGGAAGATTTGTTGGAATAATCTATGCCCAGCACATCTGACAAGCAACGACGCTTCATGGCTGCGGCCGCTCATTCGCCAGAGTTTGCTCAACGAGTAGGCATACCCGAGAGCGTAGCCAAGGACTTCAACCAAGCCGACAAAGGCAAGAAACTTGCCGCGGCGATGAAGATGATGCATAAACGCAACAATGCCTGAAGGACGTTTTAAAAAGGGACAGAAAGGTGGCCCAGGGCGACCGAAAGGTTTGCCCAATAAGGCCACTATGGCCGCCAGAGAAGCCATTGCAGCGTTTGTAGACGGCAATGCAGACCGCCTACAAGGGTGGCTAGATCAGATCGCAGAGGAGAAAGGGCCACAGGCTGCTTTCGATTGCTTCAGCACTCTGCTCGAGTATCACGTTCCGAAGATGAGCCGCACCGAGCTCACAGGGCAAGATGGTGCGCCTCTGGTAGTGGAGATCACGCACTTTGCGGATAAGGCTTCCAAATAACTGGAACCCTCGCCCCTACCAATTGGGGGTGTGGAAGTATCTCGAGACGGGCGGCACGCTCGCTGAACTGGTTTGGCATCGTCGCTCGGGCAAGGATGAGGTCGCTCTGCACTGGGCAGCGTGCGCGGCCTTTAAGCGTGTCGCTAACTACTGGCATATGCTCCCTGAGTACGCCCAGGCACGCAAAGCGATCTGGGAAGCGGTTAACCCACACAGTGGCAAACGCCGCATCGATGAGGCTTTCCCGCCTGAAGTCCGATCAAATACCCGCGATCAAGAGATGCAGATCGTGTTTAAGAACGGCTCAACCTGGCAGGTAGTGGGCAGTGACAGTTACAACCGCCTGGTCGGCTCGACGCCTGCAGGGGTGGTGTATTCAGAATGGGCGCTGACCAACCCCGCAGCGAGAGGTTATTTGCGCCCGATCTTGGCCGAGAACAACGGCTGGCAGATCTTCATCACGACGCCTCGCTCGCGAAACCATGCTTACATGAGCTTCAAGGCAGCAGAGAAAAACCCTGACGCTTACGCAGAAAAGCTCACAGCGATCGACACGGGCGTGTTTACGCCAGAGCGGCTAGAAGAAGAACGCCTCGCCTATATCGAGAGCTTTGGCCAGGACGAAGGTGAGAGCCTATTTGCCCAGGAATATC